GTCGCCCTCCATCCGGAAGTATGCAGCCATTGCCCAGGACTCCCTGCGGGTTCTGACCTCCGGCCTGCTTGGATGGACGACACCGTCACAGACTCCATGGTTCCGGTGGGAGCCAACCGAAGGCCGTGAGGGATCGGAAGCCCTTAAGTCATGGCTCGCCCAAAGCAGCCAGAAAGCCCACCGGATTCTCGGGAACTCCAATTTCTACACCGTCGCCCACCAGTTCCACCTTGAGCGATGCACCTACGGGACCGCAGCCATGATGGTCGAACCGGGCCGCAACGGTGCCGCGCTCAACTTCAAGCTTTGGCCCGCCGGATCATTCAGATTCTCCGAGAACGCAGCCGGCATTGCCGACCGGGTCTTTCGGAAGTATCGACTGACCGCACGCCAAGCGGTCGAACTGTTCGGACCAGACGCGCCGGACCAGTGCCAGAAAGAGGTGAGCGGCAACAAGGGCAACACGCTGCACGAATTCCTGCATGCCATTGTCCCCCGCGCCCCGGCCGACCGAAACCCACGCGGTGGCCCGTTCGGACTCCCGGTGGCCAGCTACCAGATTCACAAGGCGTCCAAGAAGATCACGGCGGAATCCGGCTTTGAATCAATGCCCGTATTCGTGAGCCGCTGGCTCCGGTGGCACGACGATTCCGTGTGGGGAATCAGCCCAGCCATCATCAGCATTGCCGACATCGAAGGCGTGAACAAGGTCAACCGCCTCCTCGACGCCCGCATGCAGCTAGGCGTGGAGCCGCGCATCATCGCCAAAACGGGAGCCGTTGGCCACATCGATCTGAGCGCCGGCGGAGTGACGCAGGTGCGCGACATGGCCGACGCGCCGCAGACTTGGGCAGATTCCGGAGCCGATTACCGGATCGGAATGGACGTGCTGGAGCGGAGGGAGCAATTCATCCGCCGCGCCTTCCATGCCACGCTCTTCGAGGCCGTCTCACCCATCGACCGGGAGATGACCGCCACCGAGATCCTCGCCCGCCAGCGTGAGCAGGTTGGCCAGATCAGTCCGGCATTCACCCTGCTGACCACGGAATTCTTGAACCCGCTCCTCGAAGCCGTCTTCATGAGGCTGGTCATTTCGGGGAGGTTTGGCGAGGTGCCGCCGGACGCCGTGGCAGACACGCCAAGCGGACAGCAGATCCTCTTCCCAGCCACGGTGCAGACCAGCCGTCTGGCCTTCGCTGTGGACAGCCTCAACTCCGAAGCCCTGCTCTCCACTGTTGGGGAGATGGGTCCGCTCATCCAAGCGCAGCCGTCCCTGCTCGACAATCTGAACCTCGACCAAGCCCTCCGCGAGATTGCCCGTGGGCGTGGCGTTCCAGCCGACTGGATCAACGACCCCGACGCCGTAGCCGAGATCCGGCAGGCGCAGGCCCAGCAGGCGCAGCAGCAGCAAATGCTTGACCTTGCCGCCAAGCAGCCAGAGCTTGCGGCCCAAGCCGCGCAGGCTGGCATGATATGACTCCGCTGGAAAACCAACTCGCCCGCGTGGGGCTGCTCGACCGCTTCCGCGACTCCGCACGCTCCGCACTCTCCGGCCAAGCCGGGACCGATCTGGCCGAATGCCTGATGGCAGTGGCCCATCCCATGTATCCTCCGGAAGGCAGGACACCGGAGGACGTGGCCCGAGAAATCGGACGCAGAGAAATCGTGTCCGCCCTCATTCGCAGCACAACCATCGACCCAGCCACACACCATGAGCGAGACGACCGAACCTACGCCGCCCTCCGATACCCAACCCTCACCTCCAAAACGCCGCCGCCGGAAACCGCAGGTTGAATCCGTCGCCATCGCCTCCGTTGGCGGAACCGGAGAAGCGCCCACGCAAGAACAGCGCCAAGCCTGGACTGTCGGCGCATTGCTCGCCCTCGCCCGTGAGGCAGGCGTCCAATTCCATTGGCTCGCCGGGGAGCAGTCGCCCGCGTTCATCAAGTGGGTGCAGATTTTCCATCCCGATGCCATGCCCACGCTTCGCGCCGCGGGCTGGAACATCGAAGCCCTTCTGAACGAACCACGAATCCAATGAGCGAACAAGCACCACCAGCACCCACGCCCGCACCACCAGCGCCACCGACGCCCGAACCGCCACAGGCCGCGCCGTGGCACGCCGCGCTTTTCGCGGACGACTCCGGGAAGTTCGCAGCGGACTGGACCTCGAAGCTGCCAGAATCCCTTGGGGACTTCCGCGCCATGGCCGCACAGTATCCCGACCTCGGGACGCTGCTGAAATCCCACCGGGACAACATGCAGGCGGCCCGCTCCAAGGGACTGAAGCTTCCAGGGGAACACGCCACGCCGGAAGAGCAGCAGGCATTCCAGGTGGAACTGCGGAAGGTACGCGGCGCACCGGAGACGCCGGACGCCTACGACATCCCCGCCCCCGAAGGTCTGCCGGAAGGCACAGACTGGAAAACTGCCACCGCTGAATTCCGCGCCGTGGCCCATGAGCTGGGGTTAACTCCCGCCGAAGCCCAGCGCCTCGCCGCCTTCGACATGCAGCGGCAGAAGGCCGCGCAGGATCAAGCCGCGCAACTGCGTCAGGGATTCATCGAAGCCGACCAGGCGGAACTCCGGCAGCGCCATGGAGACAACGCCAACGCGATTCTCGCCGAAGCCCGCCAAGCCGCCGCCGAATACCTGCCAGCGGAAGCCTTCGACCCGACCAGCGACGCCTTCATTGGAGTGGCAGCGGTCGATGCGTTTGCCGCACTGGCCACCAAACTGCGGCCCGCAGGACACATCCCCGCGCCGTCCGTTGCCAATCTCAGCCCAGCCGATCTGGCCCGGGACATCCAGACCAACCCGAACAACCCGGACCACGCCGCATTCGTCAGCAGCAGCCACCCGCGTCACAGCGCCGTGGCCGCAAAGGTGACAGCACTCTGGAAACAGGTGCCATAATCTGGCAGGCATAGCAGCCGGAGGATGGCTCCGGAGCGGTTTGTGAGTTCGACCTTGGTGAACACTGCCGGCCCCGCCTTGGAAACAGGGCGGGGTTCTTTCTTGACCACACGCGGGCTGCGCATACTGGACGCCGTGCAGGCATAGAGCCGGAGGATGGCTCCGGACAGGGTCAGTCTTCCCCTTCTTTGAACACTGCGCAAAACTCTTGACGACCGCTGCGAAGATGGCATTCTCGCCACGTCAGCGACGACATGATGAAAGCACGGGGGAGGCCCGGTGGGATTTGAGCACCCGCCGGGTCTCTTTTTTTGCGTTGCAATACGCACACGAGGCCCCTGATTTCCTGCGTCCGACCCGCACGCCGCGGCCTACCGGACGCACCACCGCAGCCTCCGGCCCGCAAGCGCGGCCTACCGAGAACGGCGAGGTAACAACCTCCACTTCTCAATACAATGTCCGATTATTCCGCGAGCCTCGACATTCCGGCTCATTTCAAACGACAGTTCTCCACAAGCTGGGACATGGTTCTTCAGCAGCAGAATCAGAAATTCGCCAACGCCGGCATGACCGCCGCCGACTGGACCGCCAAGGATTACATCTGGCAAGACCTTGATGTCGTCCTCGCCCGTGAAACCACTGGCCAACGATTCGGCGACACGAACCCGCAGGAAATCTCCGGCGGCGCTCGGCGCGGCTCCATGCGCAACTTCGACATCCCTGTCACGCGTGACAAATGGGACAACCAGTGGCTCGAACGGCAGGCGATTCCTGACGGTGATGTCATCAGCACCATGAAGGCTGCGGCCAACCGTCAACTCGACGACGTTTTCATCGCGGCCGCCATTGCCGACGCTGTGGGCGGGCCGGACCCATACACCACGGCCATCCCACTTCCGGCAACCAGTCAGATCGCCGTTGGGTACGTCGGGCCTGGCGAAAGCGCCGGTGACAAAGGCCTGACGCCCTGGAAGATCCTTGAGGCAACCACGCGTTTCGAGACTGCCGAAATCGACCCCACGCAGGAAGAGATGTACCTCGCCATTTCTCCGCGGCAGAAGATCGAGCTGGCCTCATTCATCGCCACCAGCCCGAACGACTACTGGGCCGAAATCATCGGCAAATGGCTGGCCGCAGACAGCATGGGCACGCCCGCCAAGCTGATGGGGTACAACGTCATCATGACCAACCGCCTGCCGTTTGTCACAGCCACCACCACCCGGACTTGCGTGGCGTTCACCCGTCGCGCCTTTAAGGTCAGCCCAATCATCCAGACCCTGACCATCGACCGCCTGCCCATGAAGCGGAATGCCATCCAGTTCTTGAGCCAAATGGCATTCGGCGCCATGCGCGCTCTGGATCCCGGCGTTCAGCTGGTTGCCTGCAAGCAGTCGTAATCCACAGCACCCAAACCAGTAACCATCCAATATTATGGCCAACGGATTCTCCGACATCTCCACAGCCCAACGCAACCCCGGCCGCCTTGTGGTCATTCCGGGGCAGCGACTCTTCAGCCCGGTCAAACACGCCCGGTTCGAGGTCACACTGCTCGGAAACGAGGTTGCCAACGAGTGGCACGAGCTTTGCCAACGCCTCACGGAAAGCGGCTACCAGATCATTCCAGAGCAGTGCCGAATCCGGCACATCTCCGGAACGTATTCTCTGGTGAGCAAGCTTCAGCGAGTAAACGCGGCCGGGACCGCGACCGACATCACCGCCGGACTCACGCACGCCAACGGCACCGCCGCCAGTTCGCTGGCATTTGCCGCCACAGCAAACACGGAGCCAGCCGTCCTGAGTGACACGGATTCGCTCCGGATTCAGTTCACGACCGTCACCACGACCAATGCCGCAGCCAAGTTCGTCGTCGAGCTTGCCTTCCGCACCGTCGAAGCCTGACCGCAGCAGGGTGCCCCGTTTGACCAGCGGGGCACCCTGCCCTTTTTTCCCGCATGACGACGCCCACCGAACTCTGCAACATGGCGCTGGCCCACCTCGGGCAGGCCAGAATCTCCGACTACTCCGAGCGGTCCCCGGCAGCGGAGCATTGCAGAAGGGCATTCGACCACACGCGCCGGCTGTGCCTGCGGGACTATGACTGGAATTTTGCCATTCGCCGCGCCCTCCTGACCGCCGCAGAGGCCGCGCCCCCTTTTGATTGGGGTTATGCGTACCCACTCCCGGAAGACTGCCTGCGCGTTCTGAGCGTCAACCAGCGCCCCGGAGGCACCCGACTGACCGATTACGCTGTAGAGGGCCGCAGCATCCTGACCAACTCCGCCGAATGCCGGGTGCGGTACGTGGCCGACGCCATTGACGTGACCGATTGGGACAGTGTCTTCTGTTCCTACTTCGCCTACAGGCTCGCCGCAGCAATCGCGCCCAGCCTCCGGCTCGACCCGCAGGCTGGCCAGCAAATGGAGCAGATGGCCGCCGCCATCCGCGATCAGGCCCGCGAGGCCGACGCCGTGGAGAGCCAGCCCCGCGTCACCCGGTTGGATCAATCCGAGATCCTCGAGGAGCGCGAGGGGCGCATGTCCGCATGGTACTGCGGAGGAGGATCCGGAGGCACGACGCCGGGAGGCACAGCAACGTGGGGAAGCATCGGCGGAACGCTGGCAGACCAAGCCGACCTTGTGGCTGCGCTTGCCGGAAAGGCCGCGCTTTCCCACACCCACAGCGCCGACCAGATCACGACTGGCACCTTCCCTGCGGCCCGCTTTGCCGGAACCGCCACCGACACCTACGTGCTGGCGCTGGTGGCTGGCGTTCCCACCTGGAGCGCACCGGGTGGCGGCGTGCCTGGAAGCGGGGACGTGGTTGGCCCATCCTCCAGCGTAAACAACACACTGCCGCGCTTTTCTGGCACCTCCGGGAAACTGCTCAAGGGCAGCGCCGTCACAGTGAGTGACGCCGGAAACATTGGCGTCGATTCCATCACGCTTTCCACATCGTCCACGCTGGCAATTTCCAACGGCGTCATTCGGTACGATCCCGATGAAACCGCGCTCGCCGTGGGCTTGGGCGGCATCACTGCGGAAATTCCAATGCAGGAATTCACGCGGGTGTACAACGATAGCGGGACCACGCTCACCAAAGGCCAACCCGTCTACGTCTCCGGAGCCCAGGGCAACCGCACCGCCGTCAAACTCGCAGACGCCAGCACAGAGGCCACCAGCGCCGGAACCATTGGACTGGTGGCGCACACCATTGCAGCCGGAGCCACCGGGCTGGTGCAGCGGGCAGGCCCGATGCGGAACCTCAACACCAACGGATTCACGGCCGGCGCATTGCTCTACCTGTCCGAAACCACCGGGCAGATCACGCAGACGCCCCCAGCCGCCCCAGCGCACGCGGTCCGCATCGGATGGGTGGAGCGGGTTTCGTCCACGGTTGGGATGATCCTCATCAAAATCGACAACGGCTACGAGCTTGAAGAGCTGCACGATGTCGTGATTTCCTCTCCGCAGGAAGGGCAGCTGCTGACCTACGACAGTCTCAACGGCGTGTGGGTCAACTCCAACAACCAAGCCCTCTACGTCGCAGGCGTACCAGCAGAGGACTGGATGGTCGTCTCTGATGACATGGGAAATGCAGTCTGGCGATCCCCGGCGGATGCCAGAGTAGCGCTCGCGCTTGGAAATCTTGCCACCCAGTCAACAGTCACAAATTCACTGATGGCGGCCATGGCGGCCGGAACCATCAAAGGAAACAACACCGGATCGTCGGCGGCACCATTAGACCTGACTGCCGCGCAGGTTACGGCAATGCTAAACCCCTTCAGCACATCGGCTAAAGGTCTGGTTCCACAGGCCCCCGCTGGCACCACGAACTTCTTGCGTTCGGATGGCACATGGGCAGTCCCACCGGGTGGAAGCGGAGTAACAGACGGAGACAAGGGCGACATCACCGTATCCTCCAGCGGGGCGACGTGGACGATTGATAACGGAGCCGTCACCTACGCCAAGATGCAGACGGTTTCCGCAGCGTCTCGCCTGCTTGGGCGGGGGACTGCGGGGACGACGGAAGTGCGCGAGCTACTGCTTGGGATGGGTCTCTCCATGAATGGAGACACGGTAAATGGAAACGTAGACGTTAAGGTCTACACGGGTGCAGATACGTGGACAAACCCGTCACCAACCACGCCCAGAAAAGTCGACATTATCATGATCGGCGGCGGTGGCGGCGGTGGCGGCGGTAGATGCGATACGACTGGCACCGATAGGCCCGGCGGCGGCGGGGGCGCGGGCGCTGCCATCGTCCAAATCAGTTTGCTGTCGTCCGTCCTAGGCTCAACCGAATCTGTCGCAGTAGGCGCAGGGGGAACTGGAGGTGCCGGAGGCAGCGCAGTTGGCGTGAGCGGATCAGACGGAACGGATGGAGGAGCGACCAGTTTCGCGGGATACGAAGCAAAGGGCGGAGCGAAGGGCATCGGCGGAACGACCACGGGGGGAACTGGCGGCGCTTCAATTTCCGCGGGATGCACCATTGGCCTGCAAAATCAAAACACCAACGCAGGAACGGCTGGGTCTGTCGCCGCCCCGGCGGCGATGAGTGCATCATCATTCTACATCCCCGCCGGGGCATCCGGAGGCGGGGGCGTAAGCACAGCCAACGCAGTCGGGGCGTCTCGAGACGGGCAGGCAATTGGGCCAGCTAACGTGCGCCAATTCCCGGGCACCGCAGCAAACACGACCGTTGGCGGGAGCGGAAACAATGGCATAAGCACTGCATCAATTATTGGGATGGGAGGCGGCATTGGCCGTGGGTCAAACACAGGAGCGGGAGGCAACGGAGGCAATGGAGGCAATTACGGCGGCGGCGGGGCGGGTGGATGTGGCGGAACAACAGCCGGAGGCAACGGAGGAAGCGGCGGTGCTGGCATTGCTATCATTATTACATACCTTTAAGATGGACAATTACGCGGAAATCATAGGCGGGCAGATCACTAACGTAATCCGGTGGGACGGCATCACGCCATGGACTCCACCAGATGGGGCGACCATCATGCTGCTGTCGGCTGCAATCGCTGCGGGCTACACGTATGCGACACGGGTTCCGACTGTGCCTGACGCACTGCTGCCCGTGCAGCTCCGCACTTGGCTGCTCTACGCTGGCAAGCTCGACCAGGTGGATGCACTCATCGATGAGATCCCCGACCAGATGCAGCGGGCGGAGGCGAAACAGCGCTGGGACTACACGCTTACAATTCCGCGGACTCACCCGATGGTCCTTATGATCGGGCAAGCACTCGGAATGACCAGTGCCGAAATGGACGAGGCGTTCATTCAAGCGGCGACTCTATGAACCTGCTGACCAATGCGTGGAACGCCGGCGAACTGACGCCGGAGCTTGCAGGCCGCTACGACCTTGAGAAGCTGCGGAAGGGCGCACGCCTGCTGCGGAACACCGTGCCGCGTCCGCTTGGAGGAACACGCCGCCGACCGGGCATGATGCACCTTGGACCCGCCAAGTTCCCAGACCGCCGCGCCCGCCTCATTCCATTTGCCGCATCCGCCACCGACAGGTACATGCTCGAACTCGGGCACCAGTATCTCCGTGTGTGGAAGGACGGTGTCCGGCTGGACGTGGAGCTTGCCGCGCCATGGGCCGAGGAACAGGCCGCCACCGTGCAGTTCACGCAGGTCAATGACCTCGTCTTTTTCGTCCACCCGGAACTCCCGGTGCATGAATTGCGCCGGATCACGGACGCATCATGGACCTTTGCGCCATTCGCATGGCGGTGGCCAGCGACGCGGGACGAGAACGTCACCAGCCTGACCATGCGCGTGCAGCCCGCAGCCGGCGCAACACCCGCCCAGCTGATCGCATCCGCAAACTGGTTTACCGCCGGGGACGTTGGTGCCTACTACCAGATCACGCACGCCCGCGAGACGACCAGCACCGCCCTTGTGCTGACCGCCAACGGACAGACAGACGGCACACTTCAGATTCTCGGGGCGTGGGATCTCTACACGACCGGAGACTGGTCAGGAACGCTCTACGTGGAAACCCTCGACGAGGACAACCAGTGGCAGGTGCTGCGCAGCTACACTTCCACCAAAGACCGGAACGTCACAGCCAACGGTCGCTTTGAGCGGCTCACGAAGGTTCGTTTGCGGTACACCGGAAGCGGATTCGGTACAGTCTCGCCCAGGGCAATCATCGAACCAGTGGACGTGGAACTCCACGGCCTTGTCCGCGTGGACAGCGTAACCAGCGCCACCCAGTGCGCCGTCACCGTGATTTCCGAGCCGTTCGCCAGCACGGCCACCGCCCGCTGGCGGGAGGGAGCGTGGAGCGTGCGCAGGGGATACCCATCCGCCATTGCCCTCCACCAGCAGCGTCTCACGTTTGCCGGAACCGCCGCGCAACCGCAGACCATCTGGGGAAGCGCCATCAATGACTGGAACAACTTCCAGACCATCGACGCCGAGGACGCCGCTTACTCGGTCACGATTGCCGCGCAGGAGGCCAACCCCATCGCGTGGATGGCCAGTGTGGATGGGTTGATTGTCGGCACCGAGGGAGACGAGTGGCTGCTGGATGCCGCCGGAGGAGTTATCACGCAGGCCAACCCGCCCGTCGCCAAGCGGAAGACCGGGTTCGGAAGCGCACGGCAGCAGGCGCAACTGGTTGGCAGTGTCGTGTTGTTTGTCCAGCGCGGGGGGCGGAAGGTCCGGGAATACGTCTATGCCTTTGAGGAATCCAACTACAAGGCACTCGACCTGACGGAACTGGCCGACCACATGACCGTTTCCGGCGGAATCACGCAGTTGGCATTCGCCTCCGCTCCCGACCCCACAATCTGGGGAGCCACCAGTGACGGCCGGCTGCTTTCCTGCACATACCTGCGCGAGGCCGAGGTCATCGCATGGGCGCAGCATTCGACGGATGGACTGGTCGAGAGCGTGGCGGTTCTCCCCGGAGAAGACATCGCGGACGAGGTGTGGATGATTGTGCAGCGCACCACCGACGCAGGCCCGACCCGCCGGGTGGAACGGTTTGACCCCGACCACTGGGTGAAGATGCAGGCCGGAACCACGCCAACCCTGTGCCACCTTGACGCCGCCACCATTCAGACCAGCGCCACGCCAACCGCCACCTGGGGGAATCTTGCCCACCTCGAAGGCCGCGAGGTCGCCGTGTGGGCGGATGGAGCCGTGCAGCCGGCTCGCCGCGTGGTAGCCGGATCCATCGCGCTGCAACTGGCAGCCAGCACCCTCATCGTGGGATTGCCTTACACCTCGACCCTCCAGCCGTACACGTTCGACGTTGTCACCCAGACCGGAACCAGCGCCGGAAGGAAATGGCGCACCGCCGAGATGCGGCTGATCCTCTGGCAGACCGGGCCGATGGAATACGCGGACGGCCCCGAAGGCCCATGGTATCCCATCAAGACCCGCTCCGGGGATGACCTGATGGACGAAGCGCCCCCACTCTTCACTGGCAAAACGGACGAACTGGCCTTTCAGTCCAATCACCGCGACAACCTCGACGTGACGCTCCGGACTTCCGGCCCGGGACCAATGAACGTCCTCGCCATCGCGACCCAGACCACCGCCTATGATTGACGGCCCCCGCATTCTCCAGCCCGATGACGTGCCATTCCTGTGCCATTGGTATCAGGAACGTGGCCGGGAACTGAATGCCGCCGTCCTTCCGCGCACCACCTACGTCATGCACGACGCCGCCGGCCCGGTCGCCGCGCTGGCCCTGTACATGGCGCAGGGCGCCCCGGTGGCGTTCCTCGACCATGCCGTGACCCGCCCGGGACTTTCCTACGCCGAGGCCGCTGCCGCGTTCGACCAACTCATGGCGGTCTGTCTTGCAGTCGCAGAAACCATGGGGTGCGTGGCCGCGCAGGCGCACACCACCCACACAATTGCGCAACACCTTCACAAGCGGGGTTGGATGGAACCAGTGCCGCTTTACGCCACAGCCGTATGTTTCTCGCCGCAGCCGCACCCTTGATCGGACTCGCCGGGGCTGGCGTTTCCGCTTACTCCCAGATCCGAGCCGGACGCGAGCAGGACGCGCTGGCCCGCACGAACCTGCTCAGTCAGCAGCAGGCCATCCGGCAGCAGGGAGCCATCGCCCTCATGCAGTCCCGCATGCAGGAGATTTCCGCGCAGCAGTCCGCGCAGGCGCTGGCCATTGACGCCCAGAACGAGCGGAACGCAGCCGAGTACGAAAGCCGCGCCGCGCAGGAAAACATCCG